ATGAAGCTCAACGCCAGACAGGTCGAGACCGCAAAGCCAAAAGACAAAACCTATAAAATGGCCGATGGTGGCGGTTTGTATCTCGAGGTTTCGGCCAAGGGTTCTAAATACTGGCGCATGAAATACAGACGGCCCTATGACAAAAAAGAGGATCGCCTCGCTTTTGGTGTTTGGCCTACGGTAACGCTTGCTCAGGCAAGAGCAAAACGCGATGAAGCTAAAAAGCTCTTAGTGCAGGGTATAGACCCCAAAGCCGAACAGAAAGAAGCTCAGGCCGAGAATTCGGGGGCATATACTTTCGAAACTATCGCTCGTGAATGGCATGCCAGTAATAAGCGCTGGAGCGAAGACCATCGATCGCGCGTTCTTCGCTATCTTGAGCTTTATATTTTCCCTTATATCGGTTCGTCCGACATTCGCCAACTCAAAACCAGTCACCTGTTAGCCCCGATTAAAAAAGTTGATGCCAGTGGTAAACATGATGTCGCTCAGCGCCTACAACAGCGCGTCACGGCCATTATGCGTTATGCCGTACAGAACGATTACATCGACTCAAATCCAGCAAGTGATATGGCTGGTGCGCTATCGACAACCAAAGCGCGACATTACCCCGCTTTACCTTCAAGCCGGTTCCCTGAGTTTCTTGCTCGTCTTGCTGCATATCGCGGTCGGGTAATGACGCGGATCGCGGTCGAGCTTTCCTTACTAACTTTTGTGCGTTCCAGTGAGTTACGTTTTGCGCGTTGGGATGAGTTCGACTTCGATAAATCTCTCTGGCGAGTACCTGCAAAACGAGAGGAAATTAAGGGTGTGCGTTACTCGTACCGTGGCATGAAGATGAAAGAGGAGCATATCGTTCCGCTTAGTCGACAGGCGATGATTTTGTTAGACCAGTTAAAGCAGATTAGTGGTGATAAAGAGCTGCTTTTCCCCGGTGATCATGACGCAACTAAGGTTATGAGTGAAAACACGGTAAACAGCGCTTTACGTGCAATGGGTTATGACACGAAAACTGAAGTCTGCGGGCATGGTTTTAGGACGATGGCTCGTGGTGCATTGGGTGAGTCAGGGTTATGGAGTGACGATGCCATTGAACGACAGCTAAGCCATACAGAACGTAATAATGTGCGTGCTGCATATATTCACACATCTGAGCATTTGGATGAACGTCGATTGATGGTTCAGTGGTGGGCTGATTATTTGGAAGCAAATAATACACATGTTATTACTCCATATGATTTCGCAAAAAATAATTATTAGTTGGCTCTTATGAGAGCCAACTATAATGTAATTGTTGGGATTCTAGCGTAAGTTTCTTTGAATAGAACGTTTGAGATTATTCATCCATCGGTCATTGGGCCGATTTTTTAATTCAGATTCTAACCATTTCATACTTAGCTCTAAATACCCTCTTTTTCTAGATATGTCAGGATATTTTGACTTGAATTTGATGGACTGCTCAGCAAAAATCCTAGCGTGATAAATTTTTCTGTAATCATCATTATAACAACGTTGTAATATTTCCATGCTTTCTTCCAAGGTTGATAACACCTCGGGAGAATTAGGTTTATCATAGTTTGCATTGAACAGTATTACAGCATAAGTATTTCTGATTGTTGGATTGTTGTTGCCAGTGATTGATTTGGCTTCATCAATCCATATGAACGCTAACTCATATTTTTTTTTGTGAGCTAAATATAATGCTCCTTGTTGTTTTAATGAGTGTGTTCTGTCACGAGTGAAAGCTTCCTCATAGAAAGATAATCCTCTCTCCCAATCAGGAAATGCACGCCCCATTAATTTTGCATCATAAGCGTATCGTTTAAAAATATCATATCTACTTATTCTGGCTGGAGAGACTTCTTGATGGAAAGTCTCTAACATTTTGGCCATATCTTTATGGTAGGTTTTCTTCATTACTATTTCTGACACTGTTCTTGAACGCGGAACAAAATACGCTTGGTTATCCTCGCTTAACTGCCCTTCGTATGGATATAAAAATGTATCCATATTAGATAACATGTTAAATGCCTTTAAGGCGTCGTAATTATAATCTCTCAGATATGCAGCGGCGATATCAACCGAGATAGGAATTCGGCAACTGTATAAATAACATGCTAATAATAACAAGTCATGCTCTGGTGCGGCGGTTTTTTTAAATGCTTTGAGTGCTTCTACAAATCTATCTGCTAATGCGTTGTCTTTAATGATGTGTGTCATAACCTCAAGAAAGCTTGGTTCAATATCCATATCTCCTTCACTATGAGAAAATGAATCATTTTGCTTGTTAATACCTTGAGGAATGCTATCTATAATCGATTGTATATCGAAATCATTTAAGCCAGAGACATCTAGAATATTAAATTGTTGAGGGGTAAATCTATATGAAACAGTGTCATAAATAAAATCCCTTTCAGCAGCTATTATTTTAATATTAGGGAGATTCACTAGAGTTTGTATTGCTTCAGAAGAATCTACAGCATTATCAATAAATACATAAACCTTCTCATTTGAAGTTTTAATCTCTCTAGAAAGTAACTGTGCTTTTTCTGGTGTAATCTCATTAATATATAAAACTGAGCCAAGTTCTTTTGCTTCAACAGATAATTGTTTCAGTAATGTTGACTTGCCAGTTAAAGGTGCTCCAATAATTAATACGTGCTTGGGTTTAAATGATTCGTTTTTTGTTCTTTGCAAATGGGTTGTTTTATGGATTTTATTTGTAAAAATATCATACCATATTGGCTCTGCACCTAAGAAGAACTCTGAGAGAGAACGTACAGGTACTGAGGTCAGTGTTGGTATTTTGTATTCTTCAAACTTACTTTCAATTGTGTTCTTCTGAGGGCTTGATTTATTATCGATTTTAATTTTTGAAATATAATTAAGTAGTTCCTTTGTTTCTCCAATTATTATTTGAAAACCTAAAGAGGAATAGTACTCTCTAGCTTCTTCATCATCTTCTCTTAATACGATCCAGGCATCAGCTCTTTGCCTGCCTTTATTAGACGTGTTTGATAAAGCTTGTAATACTCCTGCATCTTGGACTCTATAACCCCAATATAGAGTTGGTGAGGTTTGAATTTTACCTACGTAGGTGAACCACCTATCTTTATCTCGTTCAAAACTAGAAGAGATTTCTAATGGTGAAAAAGCAAACTCTGAACCAGGGTATGCCACGCAGCCATGAAGCCCTATATAATCAATAGCTTCACCGTTGCTTATCGCTGGGCCCCTCAATTGGATGTCGTTTATATAATATTTACTACTGTCCTTGAAAATTTTGAAAATTAAGTCATCGATGTTGGTTGTAAAAATGGATTTTATTTTAATACTTTCAAGGGATTTGTAAAGCTCATCAAATTCTGTGACTGTAAAACGATTTATGAAAAAGTCTTTAAGTTCTTTTTTAGAGGAGCTACTTAATATTTGACAAAGCTGAGGGAGATCTAGAGATGATGGTTTTTTTCGTTTGAAATGATCAAGTAATTCATCTTTTAAATTATCTCCAACTGGAAGCTTCCCACTTTTTGAGCTTGCTTCTACTGAAAACCCAGCACCAAGGAATAAATTAATACCACTTTTCAAGTGGTGTTCAAACAAAGGTTGGTTGTCAATTTTCATAGTTTTCCCATCTATGCATGTTTATGTTGATCTATCTGAATTATGCTTATAAACGGACTTGATGCAATATCAATTCTTGCGTTCAGCCCTAATACTTTGATGAGTGTATCAAATCATAACATCATGGTTAGTTACCTTCATTTAAGTGCCGTACTTGCTGCAAATTTTATGAAGTCAACACGCTTTTATTATGAGAACGAATTTAACAATGCTGGCGCGCAATGCTCTCCCCGCCACGCCTGCCCGCTTCTGGAGGCGCTTTTAATGCAGATGCATGGAAGGGCTCATGCCGCGCCAGTGCTGGTGCGGCGGGGTGTGGAGAATTCAGGGTTTTGCATGCAAAGCCATGCAGCTTATGCATGCATGGCTATTTTTCTTAAAAAGACGGGTATTTTCGGGGCGGTTTATGCGGATTTTTTGCGGGTCTGCGCGGCCTGTCGGCACATGAAAATCTGACTCTGTTCAGGTGTATATTTTGCCCGATTGTCTCCTCTGGAGGCTCTGTCAGGCCGGAACCCGATGGTAGTCAGAATATCCCGGTCATCCTGAACATAATGAATATCTCTTCCGCTGGCCAGATGAACCGATAGCGCTTCGCGAACGATGGCGGCCGCCCGGTCGAGAGCCCGTTCTCTGACGATTTCAGGCTGCTCTCTGAGGTGCATTAATTCCGGTGCCAGTGCTGCGGCCAGCGCGTCGCCACTGACCTGCATAAAGGCGTGGAGCTGACGACGCATGCTGACACGCTGCACGGCCTCATGTGACCGGATATACCGACCGGCAGATTGGTTTACTGCCCATTTTTTCAGGTCAATATCATCACGCAGCGCCTGTACAGCGTCAGGCTCATAACGGGTACTGGTGAGCTCATGTTCTTTCAGCGCCATTTCAGCCCGTGCCAGTGCTGACTTGCTGCTCATCCAGTCCGATTTATTCTTCTGACAGGTTTCAAAGGCCTGCTCCAGTGGTGCTCGTATCATTTCCTTTTCTCCTGAATCAGTGGCGCAGCGATGAGCGAGCGCAATCCAGAATTCGGGGCGGTGTCACTGACGCTGTCTGCGCCGGTTCTGGCTTTTCCGCCGCTGGTAGCCGTATCACCTCATCGATAGATTCAATGGTGCGAAAGGTCGCGGAGCAGAAGACATTCACACACTGGAGATAACTCTGTTTGACGTTATCCGACAGGTAACGACTGGTGCGAACATGGGCAGACTGTTTGCAGTACGGGCAGCGCATCATGACTGCACCCCCTGCGGTTGTTTCTTCTGTGCCAGCGATTTAGCTCGCGCCATTCTGAGGGCGGGACTTTTAAAGAGCTTCATGTCTACGCCGGTGAGTGCCGGGCGATGAAGGCCAATCTGTGAAATCACCGGCTCATTTTCCATGTTGAATGCGTAATATCGACTCTGTGTCAGTACATTCTCGCCCAGCTCCTGAATCAGAATTGTGTGAGGGTGTTCTTCCCCCTTAATCTCAAGCTCACGCAGACGTAAAGCAAATGCGCGTACCAGTGCAGGGGGAATGTCTTTCATTACCACCGCCCACTCATTCCGGGCATAGGCAGAGAACACATCTGAATGAGCGCTGACGTATTCTTTTCCTGATGTACAGGCGGCCAGCATAGTACGGGCTTTATCATCATTGAGCTCATCAATCAGGGTGGCGAATTCCTCAGCCAGCTCACGACCGGCCACTCGCTGACCATGTTCCGCTTTCAGTTCCGGGGTCATCATGCCGCGCAGTTCGCGAAAACGGGCGCGCCAGTTCTGTTCCGCTTCAGTGCTCTCATTCAGCGCGTTCTGACGTTCTTTCTCACTGCGGATAATGGCGGCCTCGATATCATTCAGTTTCAGCATATTTTCCGTGTGTGCGGATTTAGCCTGGCTGAACGCATCAAGAGCGTTATTTATCGCAGTCTCTGCGCTCTGGTTGGCTTTCCCGTTAAGAGTATCCAGTGCGATCTCGATGGCTGTACGGATTGTCTCATTCTGTGTGCTGCCAATGGTTTTCATTACTGAAGTAAGTAAGTCTGCTTTCATCGTCGGGCTCTCTGTGTGTTTTCAACCTGACGCCATTCTGCCGCCCCTCAGACAACAACTCGATTCATTGCGGTTGTAGCAGTCATGGCACAAACAGGACTTAAAAACCCGGCTTGCCAGAGAAAGGTCGAAGGAAAACCCTCTCTCTGTTTGTTTTTTTACTAATAACTATTCACTACTGTTCACTTAAAGAAAAAAGATAAGTAATACAGTAAATTAAATGGTGAACAGTTGAGAGGGAAGTATTCACAAACTGTTCACTACTGTTCACCATCCTTCTATTTCTAGAACCTCCCTTTAACTCTGATTTTGGATGTTAATATCTATTAATAATAATCAATCAATAGTTTCAATTGACCTTTACTTTCTCAGAATGTGCGAGGATGTGCGAGGATGCACTTCAGTGCACTCCATTTCTCTATTGGGTGATTTTTAGCCAGTTACACATGTTGGGCAGCATTACCCCCCCTTGTTGCAATACTCAATTTTATGCTGAAAATAGAGAGCTACCCGAGGCCGGACGGACACGACCGGCACTGTATGGACTTAGTGAGGTAGCCCGATGCATACTGCTTTTTCTTCCCCGTCTTCCGCCCCTGCCGCGCCGCTGATGCCGGTTTCTGATACCGTTCACGAGCGCTTTATCCGTCTGCCCGAAGTGATGCATCTGTGCGGCCTATCCCGCTCGACCATTTACGACCTCATCAGCCGGGAAACCTTCCCAAAACAAATCTCCCTCGGTGGTAAAAACGTGGCGTGGGCGCAGTCAGAAATTACCGCATGGATGGCTGACCGCATTGCCGAACGCAACCGGGGCTATGACGCATGATGATGACCGTTCAGCAAACAGCCCCTTTTTCTGGCTTGCTTCTTTTCGCCGTTTCCAGGTATAGTTTTCCTGCTGTCGCAAAATCGGCAGCCGGAATTGGCGTTCCGAATAACTTCAAGGCGACACGACACGCGCCATGCGTGTTTTTTTATGTCGTTGCTCAGGCACACCCATTTTCAGGGCTGTGGTGTTTATTCGTGCACCCGAGTCCTTTTCTGATAATGGTAGTCCGGGCGGGGCAGCCTTCGGGCTGGCCGGTTTCCTTGAAGGCCGGTTACGCCAACCCCGTTCGGGCTGCCACCAGTGAAATTGGCGTTTCCGGTGGTAGTTTTTCAAACTACTTCAAGGAGGCTGCCATCATGGCTACTATCCTCACCCCGTCGTACCCGCAGTTTGTCTTTGTGTTTGCCGCCGTTCGTCGCGCAGACCGTAAACCCCGTATTTGTATGCTTCGCACCGTTGCCGGTGATGAGCACGCCGCACGCCTTTCTCTTGTTCGCGATTACGTTCTCTCGTTCGCTGGCCGTCTGCCAGTTGCGGAGGTGCGCGCATGAGACACACCACCATTACCGCCCGTGACCTCGAATGTCTGGAGCATATGCGCAATGTCGGCCAGCTCGTCGGCGACCTGATGCAGGTGCAGGACTGCGCCACCGTTCGTCGTGACCCCGCGCAGCAGTTACAGCTCACCTCCGTGATTTACCTCATGACCGCCCAGCTCGACAGCGTGGTCGAACGCTGCAATCAGCACTGGCTGACCGGGGAGGGTAACGTATGAAAAAGCCATTACCGCCCGTATTACGCGCCGCGCTGTATCGTCGCGCCGTGGCCTGTGCATGGCTGGCTTTATGCGAACGTCAGCGCCGCTACCCGCACCTCACCCTCGACGCGCTGGAAAGCACCATTGCCGCCGAGCTGGAGGGCTTCTACCTGCGCCAGCATGGCGAGGAAAAAGGCCGCCAGATTGCCTGTGCATTACTGGAAGATTTAATGGAAGCCAGCCCGCTGAAAGCCGCGCCGTCGCTGTCTTTTCTCGGCCTCGTCGTACTGGATGAACTTTGCGCCCATCACATTAAATCACCGGTATTACACTGAGGGAGAATAATCATGAATATGAACGTAACGGAAACCGTAAAACAGGCATGCGGCCACTGGCCGCGCATTCTCCCGGCGCTGGGTGTGAAGGTCATTAAAAACCGCCATCAGGCCTGTCCGGTATGCGGCGGATCTGACCGCTTCCGGTTTGATGATAAAGAAGGGCGCGGGACGTGGTTCTGTAACCAGTGCGGCGCGGGTGATGGCCTTAAGCTGGTAGAGAAAGTCTTTGGTGTATCGGCCTCTGAGGCCGCCGGAAAGGTGAACGCCGTCACCGGCAATCTGTCGACGGTTTCCCCGGAGGTGATTGCGGCCACCGAGGCCGGAACGGAAGCCGACCGCAAAGCAGCGGCCGCGCTGGCCGTAAAACTGATGGAGAAAAGCCGACCGGCCACCGGCAACGCCTACCTGACCCACAAGGGGTTTCCCGCGCTGGAATGCCTGACGCTCACCGCCACACATAAAACCGGCGGCGTGACCTACCGCGCCGGTGATGTGGTTGTCCCGCTATATGATGACACCGGCGCGCTGGTTAATCTCCAGCTTATCAATGTTGACGGTCTCAAACGCACCCTGAAAGGCGGTCAGGTCAAAGGGGCATGCCATATCATTGAAGGGAAAAAACAGGCCGGAAAACGCCTGTGGATAGCAGAAGGCTATGCGACCGCGCTCACCGTGCATCACCTGACGGGTGAAACCGTCATGGTGGCGCTGTCATCCGTGAACCTTCTTTCTCTGGCGAGCTTTGCCCGGCAAAAGCACCCGGCGTGTCAGATTGTGCTCGCTGCCGACCGTGACCTCAACGGCGACGGTCAGACAAAAGCCGCAGCGGCCGCAGAAGCCTGTGAGGGAATTGTCGCCCTACCGTCGGTCTTTGGTGACTGGAATGATGCGTTTATGCAGAGGGGAGAAGATGCCACGCGTAAAGCGATTTATGACGCTATCCGGCCACCGGGAGAGAGCCCGTTCAGTACCATGAGCGAGGCTGAATTCACCGCCATGAGCACCAGTGAAAAGGCGATGCGGGTACATGAGCATTACGGCGAGGCGCTGGCGGTGGATGCGAACGGCCAGCTCCTGTCACGCTATGAAGCCGGGATATGGAAAATCATCCCACCGTCGGATTTTGCGCGTGATGTGGCCGGGCTGTTCCAGCGTCTGCGAGCGCCGTTCTCGTCGGGGAAAATTGCCTCGGTGGTGGATACCCTGAAGCTGATTATTCCCCAGCAGGATGCCCCGGCGCGCCGCCTGATAGGTTTTCGCAACGGTGTACTCGATACCAGTACCGGCGTATTCAGTCCTCACAGTAAAGCACACTGGCTGCGTACACTGTGCGATGTGGATTTTACCCCGCCGGTTGAGGGGGAAGCACTGGAAACCCACGCGCCAAACTTCTGGCGCTGGCTCGACCGCGCCGCCGGTTCACGCGCGGATAAACGTGATGTGATACTCGCCGCCCTGTTTATGGTGCTGGCAAACCGTTATGACTGGCAGCTTTTTCTTGAGGTGACCGGCCCCGGCGGCAGCGGGAAAAGTATTCTGGCCGAAATTGCGACTATGCTGGCCGGAGAGGATAACGCCACGTCAGCGACCATTGAAACGCTGGAATCCCCCCGCGAACGCGCGGCGCTGATTGGCTTCTCGCTGATACGTCTGCCTGACCAGGAGAAATGGAGTGGTGACGGTGCAGGGCTAAAGGCCATCACCGGCGGCGATGCCGTATCCGTTGACCCGAAATACCGGGATGCGTATTCAACGCATATTCCGGCGGTGATTCTCGCCGTGAACAATAATCCGATGCGTTTCACCGACCGCAGCGGCGGTGTGTCACGCCGTCGGGTGATTATGCACTTCCCGGAACAGATTGCCCCGGAAGAGCGGGATCCGAAGCTGAAAGATAAAATTGCCCGTGAGCTAGCGGTCATTGTGCGTCAGCTTATGCAAAAATTCAGCGACCCGATGACGGCGCGCACGTTGCTCCAGTCCCAGCAGAACTCTGATGAGGCACTCAGTATCAAGCGTGATGCTGACCCGACATTTGATTTTTGTGGCTATCTGGAGGCGCTGCCCGAGCCTGACGGGATGTACATGGGAAATGCGAATATCATCCCACGACAGCCGCGCCTGTACCTCTATCACGCCTATCTGGTCTATATGGAGGCGCACGGCTACAAGAACACGCTCAGTCTCACCATGTTCGGCAAAGGGCTGTCATCGATGCTGAAGGAGTACGGGCTGAATTATGGCAAGCGGCGAACGAATCAGGGGATGCAGACGAATCTCGCGCTCAGGGATGAAAGCAACGCCGACTGGCTGCCCCGATGTGACGAAACCACAGCGCCATAACCTATCCTGACCGGCATTAGCCGGTCTTTTTTTGCCTGAAATCCCTGAAAGTGAACAGTAAAGTGTTCACTGTTCACGGACTATTCACCTTGTATCACATTGAAAAGTAATAAAAATAATGATGAGTGAACAGTGTGAACAGTTTTCGTGAAAAAAAGTTTTTTTCTGTTCCGGTTCGAATCCGATTAACGGATCCAAACCGAGAATGATAATTTCAGAATTTTTTCTGTTAAACCAATAAGTTGAGGTAGGTATGGTCACAATGTGTGTTGGGGGCACAAAAGGGGGCACATTGTGGTGTGATTATTAATTATTTATTATATTTCATTGTGTTGAATGATGATTTGAGTCCGGCCTTCGCACAATACCCTTACGGACTTCCCCCCTAAACCCCATACCGCTTATTCCCTCCAGAAGTAATGCAATACCTCCCCCCACGCGGCCCAATACACACGTTCCCTGAAGAGCAAGAACAAGACGAACTATAGGATGGAGAACTCACGGGCTGTTTTACCGGTGCACTATGCCGTTTCGCTGGTCGTTTCTTGACTGCAGGAGCGCTCTGCGGGCGATCATTCTTGATATAGCATCCCGCCACTTCACATAAGTATGCCGAACCAACCCAGCGTTCTTGCTCTTTAGCTGCACTTATCCGGCTCCATGTATCGCGCTGCTCATACACGTTGACGGATGTTCCTCTTTTCAATGTATCGAGTGCGTTTCCTTTCGGGGAACTGCGCACCTTCAAAGTATCAGCATTCACATAGCGGTGCTCGGGTTGTCCAGACCCAGTAATGTCCGGTATTTTCTGGGCTACCGAAAGTGAACTTGATGTAGATATGTCTGAATTTTGAACACTACTTTCGGTAGCTGGTACTTTATCATTTTTGGCAAAGAGCCAGACAAAAAATAAAATAATAACAAACCCAATGGTTTTATTCTTCATAGTCGCCTGAATACGTATCATGATATGTGGGAAATCATAGCGTATTCAATGTGCTGATAATTGTGTTCTAACTCATAGTACTGGAAGTAAGTGGTAAATATCTCAGTGCCAAATAACCATAAATACGGCTTTCCTAAATAAGCAGCCAACAAAAAAGGCGCCTCTCAGCGCCTAATCTCACCCCTTCAACCCCGGCTCCCTTTCCCCCCAATCACCCCAATAAACTCCCTAACCTGCCTCCGCTTCCTCACCGATAACTTCCCCACCACCCGCGCCGTCTCCAGCACCTCGTCAGCCTCTGCTTCCACCGCCGTCAGTACTATACACCCCTTCATCACCCGCACCTCAACCTTCGTGCCGGTGGCAAACCCCGCCGATTCCAGCCATTGCCCCTTCATCATCACCGCCGGAACGCGATGGTAATCTGGCGCGCGGCTCGCATAACTCACGGTTAAATTCCGCTTATTTCCATCCACTACTTCTGGTTCAAACGAATCTACAATACAATCGACATCAGTCAT